AGTGCTGTGTCGCTGTTCCCACCCCCATCTGTGACGATGTTGGCAATGGTGGGAGTAGCGGCATTAGCATCAATCACTACGGGATCCCTTACGTTACGGAACACGTGGTTGGTTTTGGGACCGTTACCGGCCTTGGTTCGTTTTTGGGATTTTGGTTTGGAATACATTTGATTATAAAATTGTTTGTGTTACAAATTGATACAGGTTTTATCAGAAATGCCTATTGGTACAAGTACAGCGGTGTCAAGTCACCGCTAGGGGTATCGGCAGAAAAATCATATGAGAACATGGAGTAGAACTCCTCCAATTGAACTTGCTCGTCTGGCAGTATGTCAGTGGCAAGCCAGAAGCTGTAACGTGCTTCTGGACTAATTAAAACCCACTTTGACTCCATACCTCGCGACAAGAACCTGGTTCCTGACTCCATGGACGGGTGGTCCAATCCAGTGTGACCCTTTGACTCACGCAAGTACATTGCATAAAATTCCTGTAGGACTGGAATGCCACTGTTGAGGGCTAGGCCGCCTTGCCCGACCGCCCCCAACCACGCCCGCATTGCTGGCTCGCTAGTAAACGGAACAAGAGAAAGGGAATCTTTGGCAGTACAAACCTTGGGATCCCTAACTTGCACGTACCCCGTACCATTCCAGATAAAGTGTGACTGACAAAATACAATTTTCTCAAACTCATAAACCGGGTCTTCGACTACCATGTTAAACCCATAGTCGGTGAACCATTTATGAACGTCATCAAACTTGTGCAAATCGGACTGGTCGCAGATGACCACGCAGTCGTCACCGTTGTTGAGGAGAGAGAACTCTATGTCGTGCTCAAGACAAAACTGCAGTACCAGTGAACTGGCTAGTACGCAGTTGCCTGAGGCAGTATCCATATCGCCACTCATCCGTGAACCCTCAACTCCGTAACGAATTACATGATCACCAACACGAGCAAACCCGATGTTCACAAGTTGTGACTTGAGCAATCGTCCTAGTACGCACCTGTCTCTGAAAGACGCAACGCAACTCTCATAGATACCATGAAGCCATCTCAAAGCATCAACTGACACACTTTGGTCAAACCTCGAAGCATCCATACCGACAGCGACTGGGCGCGAGAATTTTGACCATTTCTCAAACGCTAGTCGCCCAACCTCGGCCCCATTCATGCCTTTAACAATTGTTTTCTCTCCAAAGCATTTGCGTACGGCTTTGTAGAGAAGATGTTCCATGGGCTTAAGGAACACCCCAACCGCAACGTTAAATCGTTTGCGTCGCGGTTGTATGATTCTTGGTGCGGGGTCCGGTTTAGAAGTGAAGTTAAT